ACTAATACTTTAGGTTCACCTGTTTGGTCTGGAAGATCTTGGATATCTACACTTCCTGATAGTGAAGTACTACCTGTTACAACTAAACTTCCACTTATAGTAATATCATAAGCTTCAGCTCCCGTTAAAGCATCTACGGATTGGGAGACATGCCATGAATTGATAGTAAAATTTTGAACAATTTCATCACTTCCGGGGTCAAATATATTTTCTAGTTCTTTTGCCATGATATTATCTATCTATGTTTATAAGTATGGTGGTATCTGTGGTTTGTGAGGTAGGAAGAGGTTGAGATAATTTTCCTACTGCAATTAAATCTTGATTTTCATTATATAAACCAATTGTAGAAACATAAGGGCTAAAATCAGGCCCTGTTACAAATTTTTGGTAAGTATTACTTCCTGAGGTAAGGATTTTATCTTGACCAAATGTAGTTAATAAACTTGGGTTTAGTGAATAATTAAATTCATTAGCCCTGATAGTACATTTATATTGAGTTTCAAAAATATCAAATGAAGATGAAAATGAAACTGAAGCATTACTAGAGGTAATAAAATTATTAATATTATCACCAGTTTCAGTTATACCCCCATATATACTTAAACCATAGGCTGATTGTCCATAAGCTACATCATCATAACCATTTGTAATAATAGCTATACCTTGGGGGTAAATTATATTTCCACATATTAGAGAGGGATCACTATTCAATATTAAATTTCCTTCCCCATCATCCGTTATACTCCCACTTTCAGATGAGAGTATAAAAGAATTAGGTTGTATATTACTTCCGTATAATTTAGAAGGTATAGATATAACCCCAATTATATCCCCCGAACTTGTTGGAAAATATCTATTATAAGATAAAGTAGTTTGGGGATAATTCCAATAACGAGATGTTGAAGATGAGGCTCCTATATATCTATCCCCATTAACATCTACCCCAGGAACCAAACTAGAAGTTGCGGAGGGTGCCCCTAATGGATAATTTTCTCCATTTACTCCTATATTATTAGAATAATATAATTCTTTAACAGAATCATATATTAATCTCTGATATTCAGTAGAAATTTGACCTGTTGTAGGTTCACTAGCTGAGGGAAATGTTGATCCTGTTATTTTTAATCCTAAAAACCTATCGATTTCTACATTAGACCCAGTTAATTCACTCTCCCCTGAGAAGGAAAAAGCTTTATTAACCTCAAATGGGGTTATGATTACATCTAAAGTAGTAAGTGTTTTTAAATAGCTCATTCATCAGAAATCTAACTTAACTCTTATAAGTGCTTCTTTTGTAAAATCTTTAAGAAGTGGTTTACTTAATTTAGCAACCGCTACTAATTCATTTGTATCATTATACATTCCTACAGTAGTAAGAAACGTTTGAGGAGCATTTATAAAACTATTATAAAGTACTTGTCCTGTTGAACCTGATATAAATGAAGGATTCTCTGAATAATTAAATTCACTATTTCGTGCTCTTACAAAAACATAGTCTGAAGTTATATTTTCTTGACTATTTAATGTAAAATTACCTGAAGAAGAAATAGCGTTGTATAATAAATTATTATTATCATTAGCAGTATCGGAATCATATAAAGTTCCTAATACTGAACCTCCGTCTACTGCAGATAAATCTAAAGCAGCAGCATTTAAAATAATAGCTCCTACATCAGGTAAAAATAACCCATAAGAACCCGATACGGTCATTCCAGGAGCCACAGCATTAGGTGCTGAATCTGTTGAGGTAATTGCGCTTCCTGCAGATCCCGAAACTATTTGAAATACTCTTCCTGCTTCATTATATATTATAGTAGAAACATCATTACTATTATCAGTAAGTCTAATTTCATTAGAACCACTAATTCTTAGATCTAAAGTTCCAGGAAAGATACTTCCTTTATAGTTAGCTCTTTCTACAGCTATAGCATAAAAACTTTGAGTAACAGGAGTTACACCTCCAAAAGTAAAATTATTATTTTCATCTCCTAAAACAATATTTTGCCATTGACCAAATACTGTTGAAGTATAAGATTTCCCATTAATTCCTACATCATATAAAACCGATCCTGATCCTGCTGAATCTCCAAAGGCAATATTAAATTGGACTGCTGCACCTTCTAAATTAGATCCAGTTTGGAATATGCTTAAATAGTAATTACCACTAGTTGAACCTTCTTGTATTGAAGAGGTAAAAAAATTTGTTAATGTAGGGGTATTATTAACCCATGCCCCAGCAGTAATACTATCGGCACTGATTAAAAAATCGTCGGGTTCAAAGGCTTTAAATGACATTATGCGTTAGTTTGTGTTATTCTTACGGGGATTGTAATTCGGGCTCCACTATCTCTACCTACAATTTGTAAAGTAGTACTTATTGAAGAATTAATTCCAAATAAAGTATTTACGGTAGTAGCAGTTAAATTAATGGTAGTACCTACAACAGTTTGTGAAACGTTGGTTCCAAGAGTTTCAGTCTGATTTAATGCTCTAGCAGCATCTGTCTGTATTCCAACACCATTAAAGGTATTTAATACTCTAACATCAGCTATAGTAGCAGTATAACCATTTGCTTCAAATACTTGATTATTACCTAAGTAATTAAGAGTTTGTGGTGTAATAGCTAATGAAGCACCCTGCTTTAAAGTAACCTCAGAAAAACCTAAATCAAGTACTGGCATTTTTGCAGTACCCCTAGGTAAAGTTACCATTTTATATCTTAAATTTTGAGTTTCTTGAGGAAAAGCCTCTAATAAAGGCATATTTTCTATAGCTTGACCATAGAAAGCACTTCCTGAAGGGTGGGTTGGATTATATAACGTATAATCAATTTCATCATCTGAGAGAGCAAATTGAGTGATTCGAAAAGAACCATCTCCTCTTGCTAAAAGCTCTCGGCCTTTGTTTGTTAGGATAGCATCTACTGTTACTACCGAATTATTTAAATATCCCATTGTTTGTAAATATGTGGTTATAAATATTAGTATTTTTTAGTTTTCATTATCAGTTATTATTCCTCTTGATTTTAAATCAATAATAATATTATCTAAATTATCTTTTAATCTTTTAGTGGGATATTCGGGTAAAATTACTCCATTAAAGTTTTGAATATCTCCTACTAAATCATTTTTCATTACATCTAAAATTATATAAGCAGGGTCATTTGTGTTTACCCTATGTAAAACAAAATTATCTAAATTAACTGAACTGGGGATTAGAGCATTTAATCTTAATCTTAATAAACCCTCATTATCTGATGGAGGTTCGATTACTTCATAAACCAAATACTCAGTATTGGGGTTATATTCAAATCTTATTCTATCCCCTACTTGCACATTAAAAGGAGTTTCTATAGGAGAAAAGTTAAAATCTAAACATTCCTGGGTGGGGCCCGGCACACTATTATAATTAATAGAAAGATCATTTGAGGCGGTTAGCCATAAATTGTTACCACTATTATTTTGCCAAAAACTAGTAACTACAGGTTGGGTAGGTGATGGATTTTGGTTAATGACTTCGAATTGGAGAAATGTTACATCTATCGAGTCCAAATAAAAATATACATCAACAGTATATACAGGATCGTTACCTATAGGATCATTTCCAAAATCCGCAGATGTTTGTATAATTTCAAGAGGATTAGCTCCCGTGTTTAAAAATCCAAATCCAACCGTGTCACCAATCGCATCCGGCCCAAAATTCAATCCTGGAACTACATAAGTTGCAGCAGCAATAACTGTTGCATCTCGTTTTATTCGTAATAATACGGGTATAGAGGCATAATAGTCATTTTGAAATTGTGCAGTCACTTTAAATGTTAAATTTTGAGTTGCTCCAATCCCCGCTGAGTTTACAGTATAAGTACCTTCGACTGAATTATAATTTGCAGCAGTTACATCAGGATCGGAGTTTGGGGTGTTATAATTATCTACTACATTCCAATCCCCCACATTGGTAGAATTAAATCCTCCATGTACCATGTTCCCCTCCATACGAGGAATATCAACATCATTTACTTCCGAAAAAAAATCCAAAGTAATTACATTAGCCCCCTCACTTGATCCGGTTTGAGTATATAAAATAGGTTGTTGTCTACCAATAGCAGTAATTAAATGGTTCCCTGCTATATTACCATTTAAAGCAGTAGGTGCATCATTTCTAACGATAGCATTTTTCCCTACTTCAAAATTTTGAATTAAATTATATAAAGAATCATAATCTTCTGATGGTTTACTTACATTACCATTTTCATCAACTAGATAAGTAATAAACACAGCGGTTTGATCTATAATCTCGGGACCTGTACCTCCCGTTCCTATAAAAACAGCAAAATAACTTTGATTCCTTTCAGCCACAGGTAATCCTCCTAAGGCACCGTTTACGGGGCCCAAAAAATTATTCAACTGTTGTTGTTCAATTGAAGCATTTACTTGAGATTGAGGATTTGAAGGAGGTGGTAATGCCATTTTCTTTATTTATTAAAATCTGTTGAACTATTTCTACTACCGTTATACCTACCATTAGACCATCCTCTTTGTCTATAGTTTGAATCAGGAATTGGAAACTTAGAACCTACTCCATTTAAAAGTAAATTAAAATTCACAGGGGTTATAAAATTATTTGCATAATCTACATCTTGATAAATAGTAGATAATCTATTATTAGGGGCATTATTGAGTATAGGATTAATATCCGGGAAGGCTTCTTGATCTATTACTGAAGCATCAACCATAAGTTCAAAGTTAATACCCATAAAATAAGGTGGATTACCATAGGTAGTTATTAATTCACCAACTAAATTAAAAGGACTAGTACTAGGTAAGTAATTTGAAATAGTGAATACATACCATTTTATGGTACCCCCACCTGTTTCTAATATTGAAGTACCCCCAATAGTAAATTGGTGAAGCATCCCTGCTTGAGATAGATTTTTTTGCCTTAAAGTAATAGTATCCCCTGAGGAAAGGTAATTAAAATATTCACTATTATTATAATTCCCACTATCATCATTTCTAAATGCTATCTGGACTGGGGTAGCCGCAGGATTTCTTACATACCCCTCAGGAGTAGAATCTGAGAATTCATATAAGGGCCAAAATATTTGCATAAACCCATCTATTGAAGTTAGACCTTCATTAGGGGCTAAATACTCAGGTTCAAATACACATCCCCTAACCGCATTATATAATCCTATATGATCTTCAATTCCTACTGAAGGAGGGGGAAGAGTCAATTCTCCATCAGTAACTAAAACTTCACTTCCGCTAAATTCTCCATTATAAAATTCATATTGAGAAGAATTAAGTATAGTTTGAGGGCCTACAAGTGTATCTACTGAAGATGACCATATTTGACTATTTAGGGTAGGATCATAAACTGTCGAAGTAGGGGAAAAAGTTACACTACAAGGAATAATATCTTCAGAACTATTATCCGAATCACTAATGGCTATTGAAAGACGCTCATTAGGGTATATTATTAAATTGGTAGCACTAATTGAAATAGAATTACCTACTGAAATATCTCCTAATGAAGCCGAATATATAGCTCCGGCATTTCGTTTATCTAAATATTTATTAGATCCTGTAGTAAATCTAAGATCTGAAAATATTTGGATTTCTCCTTCATTTAAATTATTCCCAGAAACTGTTCCTTCTAAGCTAAAATCAAAATATACAGGAATGGGTAAAGTATTTATAAAAGGATAAGTAGTTTGTCCTACCTCTTGAACTTCAAGTCCATTATCACTTCCTGTTATTCCATAACTACCAAAGGAAGCTCCAAACCCATTAATTACGGTACTACCCAAATTTGACCTATCTACTACATAAGATTCAGCTTCCCTCATAATAAGGGTAGCAGCATTAGAAAAATTCCTATTTAATTCATTAAATGTGCCTCCAGTACCTCCACTTATAAATGCTGTATCTATAGATCCTGTATAATAAGGTTCGGAATAGGTAACTTGTGGAGGGGTTACTTTATTTCTTTCAAGTAAATGTTGTTTTATAACTACTCCTGATGCTAATCCTGTTTTAGCAGGAATAAAATCGTTGATCATTTTAAAGAGAGAATTATCAAAGTACTTAATAAGTCTTATATAATCTTTCCAATCGTAGTTAGTATAGTATTTCTCAAAGTAAGTATCGCGTAATTTATCCAAGTCAGGATATGAATCAACGGACTCGGACAATTGACGGGGGTCTCCGATATACTCACCTATATTAAAGTATCCCAACGTAGAATTTATGTCGTTATTAACCTCATTTTGTGGAGAAAATGCAATCTCAACATAATTTGTATCTAGTGTGTAGTTTTCTTTCTTTGGGGAGTTTTGTTGAACACTTCTATAAGGGGATAAAGTATTTCCCGAAGGTAGAATTAAATCAGAAGGTCTGATTTTTTCTGAAATTCTATTCTTAATCCCAACTGCAGGTTGATCATAATAAATAAAATCTTTTTCTCCCACTAAATAAGCAGCGGGACTTACAGAAGCGGAAATTGTATATTCACTATTATTTCCAAATGACTGGCTAATTAATAAAGCCGAACTCGCAGTAACTGCAGGGTGGATTGATAAAGCGGATAAGAACCCATCATCAGATAATGGTAAACTAAAAGGCACATTTACTGGAAGTCCCCCCTCAAAAACCGTAATATCCATATTAGGGATGTATAAACTCCCTGATGTTCTGAGTTCGTTTCCTAAAGCCGCTCTAAAAGATAAACTATTGAATGAAGAATTTGATCCGGTTAGTGATCTAGCTTCTAATGAAGTAGAATTCATAACAAAATCCTTAAATACCCTCTCTACATCTCCATCCCTATAAAATAAAGGATCATTATAAAATCTTAATTCCTGGTAATATCCCTGAAATAGAGTATTATTTACATTATAGGGGACAGTTATAGGTATTTCATTTCCTAATTTTAAACTCCCAGAATTATACCAAGAGTTATTTGAGGTGGATACACCCCCATTAGGTGTAATACTAGAAGTAAAATACCCAATTTCAAACCCATCATCTCCATCATATATGTTTTGACCCGTTAATAAAGTATATTCATATCTTGTTTTAGAAATACCTACACTCCACCAATCCCCATTAAAAAAGGGTTGGTTAAGAGAACATGAAATTCCGGCAGCAGGATTTCCAATAGAAAATTCTAAAGTGCCATAATCTGCACTTTGACTTTGAATTGATCCCGAATATGATCCACTAGTTAAAGTTCCGGATCCTGTATGTTGGAGAATTAATCTAAAATCAGGTATTGAAGGATCAGAAGAATCTTTTTGTAGTAAAACTTGGGGTTCTGAGTTTCTAACCCCATCTGTTTTAAACCTAAAAAATATTATATCAGGAGCATCTTCAGTACTGAATAGGGAGGAAGTCCAAGGTGCAATTACTTGTGCCGAGGAGTTGGCATATAAAGAATAACTAAATCTATCTTGAAAGTAATCCCAATCGTTCGTATTATCCTTATCCTTACCCCCAAACTCAGAAATCCTTAGAATAGTATCGGGGATCCCAAAACAGTTTATAAGTGCTCTTAAACCTGCAACTGTACCTTTTTTATTTAGAAGATAAGGTAAGTTATGATATAAACGTTTATAAGTTTCCTTATTTACATCCTCTAAAGGATATGCAACATTAGAAGAGGTAACATAGTTAGTAATTACTTCAGACCCTGTAGGAGGCAGTAAACTTCCTGAAGCATTTATACCTAATAAAGCTGAATACAAATCATCTGATGAAAAATTATTTTGATATAATTTTAATCCTGCCCCTCTTAGGGCATCTGCTACTAAATCTTTAGAAATTCCAAAATCTAACCTATTATCAGCATTAAACCTATCAGTTAATGTGTTTATATATGAATATAGGATGTCAAAATGTTGCCCTATCATATTTAAAAACAATTCATACCCTGAATTAGCTGGATCTTCTCTTAAATAAGTAGGAACAGTATTCCATAAATTATCCTGATTTTCATCATCATAGTATGAAGCTGAATTTAATATACCTCCATAATATATGCTATCTTCATTATTACTACCCAACCACTCTAATACCTCTAAACTACCTGTGGATTGTAGATTATACGGTTGGATAGAATTAGATTTAGGATAAGCTAAAGTCCCTGATGTATAATATAAATAGTTTTCGTATCCATCAAAATTTTGGATAATTTCGGTTATTTGAGACTGATAAGAAGCTTCTGATGAAGATACGGTACCCCCTGGGGAGGAGATTTCCAATAAGGAACTTATGTTATTGTTATAAGATTCAATCTGCCCTACTTTATAATAAAAATTTAACAGCCTTTGTTCAGCTGAACTAAATTGGATAAAATTATCAAAATTAGTATAATCTACATTAACAGTTATACCCTTCTGATTTAGAATGTTTTCTAATTCGTTATATGAAGAGGTTAATTGAGTATTATTAATTAATAAATTATAATCCTGCTCTTCTGTAGAATTATTAACTTGATCCGAAAGTTGGTAACTAAAATTAGGACCTTTAATATGTTGTACATCGTCCTCAATTATAATAGGAGAAGGAGGTAAATTAATATTAAACCCTACAGTTTCAGCAGACTCAAATACTACTTGTAATTGATCATCAATATTAATAGAAGGAGGGAGAGGTTGATATAATTTAAGTAAAATACTATACTCTTCGGTAGAAGTATCTAGTAATATATTATTAGCTATATAATAAGAACCCCCTATTTCAACATAAAAATCTTTAAATAGTCCCTCTATATCTAGTGAAGAACTAAAATTCTGAGTTAGGGTTTCAACTTCTTCATTAGGCACATTATTAACTGAAATCCTTAATTCTGTTCTACTAGGAGAAATAGTTTGGATAAAATAACTATACTGATCAGACTTTAAAGCGGATTTGTAAAAATTGTAATAGACATTATATACTCCCTCATTATAATCTAATTCCTTAATATTTTGGATAGGGAATACTACAACAGAAGATATATTTTCTTCATCTGTGGTATTTTTATAATTTCTAATATTAAAATTAGATATTTTTTTACTAGCTAGCAAATCCCCCGTAACAGTCTCAACAGAGAATATTACTTGATCAGTAATAGAATCAAATTCCGAAGTAGAATTTACTATTGGAATAAGTACTTCTTGAGAAGCATTATATTCTTGTTGAGTAGCCCCTTCAGGATTAGCTAATGGCGTTAGTGTTATCATTTGTTGGTAGGGTTAGGTCTGCTATACTTTGCTGTAAGACTAGATTTTCTTCTCTTAATGTTGTAATTTCGTTTAGCAAAGCTTGAATATCATTTGATGTAGATTGGGAACCCACATATTCTACACTAGTTTTTATTAAATATTGATGGGAATTAACTTCACCTTCTTTAGGTATCTCATAAAATAAATCATTGTATAGTACAAAGAATTCATCAACACTAACAGGCTCTACTACAGGAGGAGGTGGAGGAACTAACTCAGTAAATTGAGTATCAATAGTATTAAGGTAAGCGGATTTGTTATAAAGTTTTTTATTTAACTTTAATTCACTTCCTGAGTTATATGTAATAGGATGATCAACCATTTATAACTTTAAAATAGTAATTATCGTCTAGAATTAAAACCTCACCCCCTACCTCAGTCTTAACAAGAATTTGATAATACCTCTCAGGTTCTAACCCATTCATGTATAAAGTAAAATAGCTACTCTCATCATCCGCACTTATTTTGGTATAGGTGGTATCAAAGTCTATTATAAATTCATTAGTATCCAAATCCTTTACAGCATAATATGAAGCTGTAGGGAGGTAATTATTATTAGTATAAATAGATGCAGTTTGAAAAACTCGTGGTGGGAATTGGGGTCTACAATTTACTCTAAATTTTTCAATACTTCCTCTTCGATAGGTTCCAGCATTATTATCTAAGGATGCTACTATACGAGAAGTGTCTATTATACCGTTACTGTTAGATCCCGTATTAAACACATAGTCATCCCATTTGACCTCGAGTTGTGGTGGATATATAGTATGTGTATCTATAGAAAAGTACTTCACTGTAGTAACATAATTTCGATCGGCTACGAACTCATCTTCATCGGATTGTTTTATTACAAACCCATCATTTGGGAAAAAAAATCCTCCTAAAGGATTAGACCCACTATACCAAGTTAAAATGGTATTAGTTACATCTACATTTAAATCTTTATCACTTGAATAACTTAATTCTTGGGATTGAGTAATATTTAAACCTAGTGCAGACCCTGTATACCAGGTACCCCCTCCTGGGTTATTAGGTTGGTATGAAGATGTAGCATAGGTTTGAAAAGTAGTAGGCCAATTTCCATCATTAGCACTTAATCTAGAAGTCCAACATACCCCATTTTGAGTTTGGGGTACATTAGAATACCTGCCTGTACCCATATTCCATGAGCCTGATATAGGATAGACTTCTAAAGTAGTAGTAGAATTTAAACCCGTTATATCTGCTATATAAGTTTTTAAATTAGCTTTAAATGAAGCCGTTCCTACTCTAGTATCTAATAAATCATTTATTTCTGTTTGAGAAAATTGTATTAAAAACCTACTCACCTGAGCATTAGCAGAGTTGTAGAAAGTAGAAACATCTAGAATTTCATCTACCCCTGTGTTTAGTAGGGGAAATTGAGAATAAATAGAAGCATCTTTTTCGGGAAAAATTTTGTATACAGCCATATTATTTTATTTTCTAATAGTATTGGGTATTCTAGTTTATCGTTCTCTATTAATTTCTGCACTTTTTAAACTATCTAAATAGGTTCTGTTAGGTGTCCATTGTTGCAAGGTAACAGTATTAATAGACCCTCCTGAAGTATAGTTTATATTAGCATACTGTCCTGATTCAATATTAGTTGAGTTAGTTCTATTAGGACCTCCTAAAGGATTAGGATTTTCAAGGTCTAAACTAGTTTTATTAAAAGAGTTTATTAAGTGGAAATTTCTAGGATCTATTGCCATAATTATATTTTATAGGGGTACTACTCTACCTTTTATATCGGTGTTAGGAAACTTAACTTCAAAAATAGAGGGATCTTGGGAAGGATATACCACCCCATTTTGGGTAGCCCCTTCTATAGCATATGCATATTTAGAATACCCTAAACTTTCACCTACTTTATTATTAAAACTAACATTTTTTACATTTTGAACCCCTTCAACTGAGTTAAGAAGTAAATAAAGTTCATTTATAAGAATAGGTTGATTAATTTGCATGTTATCCACTTTAAAATAGGATATTAACTGAGAAAAACATGCAGAAAGAACTTGGTTACTATTAAAGTTAGGAAGTACTACAATTTCAAAATCAACACCTATATTAATAATAAAGGCATCTTTAATTCGAACGGAATCGTTTATTATCCTATATTGGGATAAATAGGTAGATAGATTTTGTTTTAGGGCTTTAGTAGCATTTACCAATTGCTTACTATCATTATAAGCTAAAACATATAAATCTAATATAGAATTGCTTTCCCCTGGGAGGGTATTTTCAAGTTTAGGTGATTCGGTGTATATTTTAGCTATAGACCCATACTGAGATGGGAGACTATAGGCTCTTACCAAATAATCTTCTTGAGTTACATTTCTAAGCTGGGAAGCATAGCTTGCTAGGGAGTTGAGTCTTAAATCCTCAACAGAATCCCCATCCCCCCCTCCTGTTGCAGGGTTAGGGTTATTAGTTGTTAGAGAATTAAACGTAGTTTGGGCTAAAGTGGGATCTAGGTTATCTGTAGAAAATAAAACGGTAGAAGTATTACCAATGCTATTTAAAGTATTAGCAGGTATATTAGCAGCAACCCCTCCCCCGGTTAAATATCTTACTGTTAAAGTAGTATTTGAAGGAGCTACACCATAAGTTTTATCGAAAATAAAATTAGTAGGAGCATAGGCAGTTGTTAATCTATCTTGACCATAAGGAAGTCCTATTCCTACATTATTGGGATTGGGGATAATCTGTTCATCGTAATCATTAACAGTTCCCGCACCAAATTGTAATTGTAATGTAGCAGAACCACTATTTAAATTGTTACTACTAACAAATCTAGAAACAAATCTCCTAGGAACCTTCTTTAATCTTAAAAGATACCCCACCTCAGCAGAATCTTCTTCAGTATTAGGGTCATTAGGGTAAGGATTAGTATTTTTAATAGACTCAAATACGGTTTCTTGAGCTAAATAATCCACTTCAACCCATTCATTCCCATCACTATCTAAAACATCTAGTATTCCTAAAGGTTGCTGTGTTGTAACATTAAAAGTATTAAATTGTTCGGGATCACCAATTGAAATATTAGTACTATTAATAGTGGCTGAAATAGCTTGTGCATTCTTTTTAAGAAGAAAAGAAATTGGATTGGTTCCTGATATTTCATACACTGATACGGTAGTAGGGTCTAGAGAACTAGATTGGCTAAAATCTACTCTATTCTGTAATAAAAAGGGAACTCCCGATGTACCTGTAACAGATGAGTTTTCATTTATAATTAAAGCATATCTAAAATCGGGCACATATTCTCCGGTATTAGTATTATATATGGCAGGTAAAGTTTGAAAAATGTCTAATTCTGTTGTAGCAGCACTAGTTACTGATGGCTTATAACCCATCATATAAGATAAATCGTATAAATTATTTATCTGTTTAGCATACTGAACAAAATTTTCTTGAATCTGATTATCCGTGTAGAAAGCCATAACATCCCCCACGTAAGAAGCCATTTCGATAAACATCATTCCCGGAGAAGCAGCACTAAAATCAGTGACAGTAGTAGGAAAATAAGTCTTAGCAAAAGATATAAGATTTGATCTCATTTCGGAGAAATCCCTATTAATATATTCAATATTTCTATTGACTCCGTTATTATTAGTTGTTAAAGGATATGGCATTATAGGGGCATGTTAAATTCTACAAATTCATTTAGACTCGAAAATACTGAGTAAAAGATTTGAACTGTAATATTGTAATATTCGGGGTCTGAGAATGTTTTAATTTCTTGCAATTTTACCATAGGAAAAATTAAGGTTATATCATTCTCAATATTTTTTTTTAAAATTTCAAGAGTAGAGGGATCATTAGGTTCAAATACATATCCCCTTATATTACTACCTAATGTGGGATTAAATACCCTTTCTCCTTTACTAGTTAAAAAATAATTAATAATATTATATTTAATTTGTTCGGCGGTAGTATAATTTATATTAAATACTGAATCTGACCCTGAAGTAGCAGTTGATTGGAAAGGCACAGATAATCCTATCCCTATAGAGGGATGTTGATCAAACGCAGGTATATTTCCAACTTTTATAGCCATTACTTACTATTCATTAGACCCATAATTTGGTCCATCCCTAATTCTCCATTTGGTAAATCACCCCCCGGCATTGCTCCTTGAGGGTTAAACTGTTGAACATGTTGGGAAGAAAATTGTTGAGCAGTTTCTCCTAAAATATTTCGATATTTTGCTTTTCTATCCTCTGTTACGGGTTGAGGTGATGAAATTGTAGGTGAATATGTAGGGGTTTCCATTACGGTTTGTTTAGGAGCCCTTACAGCCTCTAATAATACTTCTTTTAGTTCTTCTTGGATGGCTTCTTTAACGGCCTCCTTAATTAAAGATTTTAATGCTTGTGATTTCATTGTTTATAAATATTTACTTAATTAGCTCTTAAATTATCTCTGTCGATAATAAATTTTAATTCGTTTATCATTACCTGATCTATGGGGGTAAATGAGAGTTCTGTTTGAATCATTATAATTCCACTTTGATTTTTACCAATTGCTCTCCTTCTATCTACTGTAGGGGAATAAGGGACTATTTCTGTTTCTAGAATAAATCCCTGATAAAGGGATGAATTTGGTGATTGTTCTGCCTGATCCTGGGTCTCTGCTATTATTATTAAATCCTCGGATATAGGGGAGAGAACCAAATTGGCACTACAATCTCCTACTAAAGCATCCAATATTGATATTAATGATAAAAATTTAGATATGTAGAAACTAATTAAAGCTATAGGAACTGCAATCCCATTTATAGCGTCCGCTATAGGTGTAATTTTAGAGTTTCCTTCTATATCAAATGTTTTCTTAGTAACTGCATCATCCAAATCGCTTATCCCAGAGGCTACAAACCCCGGAACCACAGCAGCAAATTTAGAGCCTGCTGAAACAGCTGTTTTTGCTATTTTTAAACCTTTTATTATGCCTACAAGGATATTAATTCCTGTAGAAGCTTTAGTTATTGTAGTAGATATCTTATCTATAGTTTTTACTATAGAATCTGCTTGCTCTACTATATTATTTCTAATCTTTATTAATTTTTCCACTTCAGGGGGGCATTTATCTGTAACTTCTGAGAGTTGTTGTTGTGCTAATGATGTAGCTTGTGCTGTAGCTTGCCTTTTAACTTCATCTTTAATCTTTCTCTCTAAGGTAGGAATCATCCTTTCAGCAAAAGTCATTGCTTGATTAGTAACTATAGTTCCTAATACTGCTAATCCTTGCTCTTTAGATTCTACAGGAGTAGCGTTAGTAATGGTATTTTCTTCAATCTTAGCCATTAGATAGTTTTGCTTACTTTAGATTTAGTTTTAGTTTCTAAATCTGCCTTTAATTTAACTAAAGTACCAATTAGGGGAGTTGATGAAGCCTTTAAATAAGCTAAATATGGAGAAGGGTTAGCATTAAATTGGGTCATCCATTTCCTCATTTCACCTACCAATTCAGAAAGCAATTCTATAGTAACATCCCCTTTTAATAAGGGTTCTGTAGCATCTTTATCTCCCAAAAGTATACTAGGAGAATTTACAACAAAAACATTTTGACTATCTATGTTAACAGAATCTTGAGAATTTAATCCTATAGATTTAGCTGAGCTAATTAAGACACTATCAGAATTGGCATTAAATACTAGTCTACCTGAATTAATTAATACTTGAGGGTTTGAATATTCCGAAGTAGACTCGGGGACAACATTGTATGAATTATAATTGTAGGTGTTCGGTTGTATTGGAATCTGTTGACTAGTAGATAAATAAATAGAAGCTTTATCTTCATTTATATTCTCATCAACCGTTGTCCATCCTTCGTTAGTAATAGGACCCTGCCCATTCCGAATTTTTATAACAGGATCCTTACCCTCATATCCACCAAACCTTATAGAATTTCCAAACCTCCCTTCTAATATGTAATCACCTATATAGGGTTGGAGAGGATTTATGTCAAATTGCTCGACAAATCCTTTCCCTAAATTAATTTCGGTGCCACCATCTGTTACTCTTCTAACACTTCCTGCAGAAGTTTGTTCGTAATCTTTCTGTTGGGATGGAGCTAAATTGGAAAATCCCGGTATAGCATTATGGTGTTGACTACCCCAAATGTTTATAGGGGGGAAATAATATAAACGATTTGAAGTAGTGTTGGTTTCTAATCCCGTAGAGGGTAAAGATATAACTACAACTACTTCATTTAATAAAGGATATTGCTTAATGTTGGGGAATAAAGGATAAGCAGCTAAAACAGAATTAGTATTAGTGGGTTGGGTAACATCTTCAATTAAAACAACTCCTATAGAGGCCCATTCCCCATATTGTTCAAATAAAGGGTTAGATTCATCTAATATAATATCTTTTACCCTACTAGAAAAAATTAATTTTTCTACGGGATCTACCGTATCACTGTATCTACTTAGGGCCCCCTGAGAAAGGCCTGCTATGCCATATTGAAAGTTAGGCATTACTTCTTTTTATCGTCCTTAAATTTCTTTACCTCTTCTAGTAACTGGTATTTTTCATCTTCGGTCATTCCAAAATTCCCATCATCTCCCCCTTCCTGACTTACCGCACGTTGGATGATAGTAGCCATTTTAATAAGCTGTTCATCATTTTTAACGGATATCTCAAGGTATTCCTTAAGTAAAGGAACAATTAAAGTAGCATCCCCAATATCTTGAATTAAAGGTTTTAATTCTGATATGAGAGTCGAAATTTGTTCTTCCTTTTTCTTTTGATTTAGATAAATTTCTTCCAATATGTCGGAAAATTTTTTCTTACCAAAGATTTTTTTATCGAGCTGACCCATATTTATTTTGTTTATAAATATGAATTATCTTCAAATTTTGTATAACCATTTTGCTTATAGAAAATATAATTATCTTTATATATATCTCCTAATATTGTAGCTACTTTAGTAATTTGAGGAGTTTTAGCATCTACCATTTCCCTTATGTAAATGTAAAGTGCTTTTTTATTAAAAACATCTAAATGTTCTCTTGAAGCAAATATAGATAAAATAGCATCTGCAATCTGGGCATCTTTCATCTTAGGAAATAACTCAATCAATACTGAATTACAATAGTCTATATAATTATCCATAAAAATAGAGTCATTGTCTTTTTCCATAGGATTATAATCTATATCATATGAATGGTTTAAACTATGGTGTAAATCCTCAATTGGGGCTTTATCTACTCGTTTTTTATAGTTTTTTGTATTTTGTATAATCAAATACCGCTTCGCAATCGTCCCAAAGTATGAAAATGCCTTTGTCCCGCGTGTAGCATCAAATAAATGAATTTTACTCAACAAAAATGTTATTACTTCGTGTTGGAGATGTTCAATATTATCTACTTCTGTATAATAAAATTTAAATGTATGGATAATATTCTCGGTCAATTTAAAAAAACCATAATGGATACCATCCCGATATATATTACTTCGTTCCTCGGGATCAGAAGAGCCATTGTATCTAACAATAGCATCTTCTGTTTCTTGAGTAAAATATTGATTTTTAGTCTTTTTTTTCCTTTTTCTTGGGGGTAATGTACTCATAATTTGTCCATCCTAAAGTTAGATAGAACTTTTTGAAGTTCTTTGATTTGTTCGTACATAAAGCCGATTTCATCATCACTCTTAAAAATTCCACGCTCATCAATTTTCTTTAATTTTTCATCGGAAAATTCAATGATTCTACTAAGCTGATCTAAATATTTTTGAAAGGAGAGTAAAATATCTTCACTCCTTTCATTTTTACGTAGAAGGTTAAAGGTTGTAAATCCTAGGATTACAACCATAACACTTAATATACTGATTACTATTGTTGATATCATAATTTGTCAAATAAATTTCTAAGGCTTTCGCTCTTAATTTCTGAAAGGGCTTTATCTTTAGTAGATTTCTTAACGTCTTTCGTCAATGTAAAATTTTCCTTAGCGGGGGGCACGGAATTTTTAAATTTAGGTAACCATTCACGCTCAAATTCAATACGAGCGGCCATTAAATCCGCCTGATGGAGAATAAAGGGTAAAGCTGTACGTGGTTTTTGCTCGGGCATAAATGCCTTAAGGTATTTTTCATTAGCTACATCATATAACCCATCGTGGGTTTGGATAGCTAACATTTCATTGAAAGTATATGGGACCCCATGAGATTGTAGCATAAATAAACCCCTATCTGGGACTGAAGCAAAGGGAACAGATTTATTGAACATGTAATCCTCTCCTAATTTATCTTTTCTCCACTTATCTGTCTGGGGGATGTAAGATTCATATTCTTCATTACCCATTTTACCTAAGTCGTGATTTATGGCTGAAAATACTAATTCTTCAATAGTAAATGTAGACATATCTGCCCCTTCACTTTCCCACAATTTGGATTGTTTAAGAGAGCAACGAACAACACGATTTACGTGATCTACATAACCTCCTGGAAATGAATTATGGTATTCTTTTTTATGGGCTGCAGGCATCATCGAAATTCGTTCCTCATATTTTTTATAAAATTCAAGAAGCGATTCCTTTCGCGGAGAACTTACATATTGTTCAATATTTGAACAGAATTCTTCCCAATTTGCAAGAATTTGTTTTTCGTTAAGCATATTAATATCGATTTTCTTCGTTAGAGGTGCGGGGTTCGCGTTCTACGGTTGCTTTTAAATCTTCAACAAGTTCTTCACACTGTTCTTTAACTTTTATAATTTCTTCACCGTCTCCTCTACTAGTATGGAATTCGATATGCTTTAATTTTGCTTCGAGATGTTCGAGCTTTTTAACTATGTGTTCTCTAAAATACATTTTTTATAGATTTTATTATGTTTAATTTGTAAGTTACGAAGTAGGATTTAAAAAATCAAGGAATTTTTTGAGAAAAGCACACTTTTCATATTCTTCTTCCTTTTCAAAATATATTAATGCTGAAATTATAGCATATTCTGTTTTTAAAGGACTATTTTCATTTATAATTTCTTGGGAATACTTATCTTCTATATTAAAATTTTCAATATATTTCCAAGCTCTATTATAAAGTAAATTTTCTCCTGCAGCCCTTACATCCTCCATATCTAATTTGGGATCTACGGATTGAAACATTTGGATCAATCCTTCCTGATAATTTAAATGATTATTTATGAGTTTAGTAAACATCCCTAAAAAATATCTAGGATGATTTTCTTCTAACTCTTTAACTAACTCGGGGTTAGGGAGGTTACCCTCCCCCTCTTCAGGTTTAGAACCAAACAATCCAAATATCTTATTTATGTCCATTCGAGATATAAATATACTCGATATTTAGATTTTCAATAGTTGTGTTATAAGTCCAATAATTTTTCATGCTACATCCCATTCGATTGCTGCCATTAAATATGCCGACCCAGTATCTATGTTAGGATTTTCTTTTAAAATAGCCATAGCTTCAGACCTAACTTCACTTCTTAAACTATATGTGTCGGCTTGTTCTAGAACCATTTGAACTACATCTTTTGTTCTCATTGTATATGGGTTTGTATTTTTAGGCATTTAGTAAATATTAAATTGAAAGTGGGGGGAGTGGTAGCTCCCCCCTCAAACAATATGACAGGCTCTTAGGCAGCAAATTCTTTTGCTACTTCAAAGAGCTTCTGATTCACATCTAAGTCTTGTTTAAAGTTCTTAATCTCACGAGCTTTACGCAATTTAGCACCGGAAATATACTCGAAATCTCCTGTAACTACACGCTCTTGTACTAGATTAAACACACTCCACAAATCATTACCTGCGTCTTCTTTACGCACTGGGGTAAGGAATTCATTTAAATCAATTTTGTAAAGCTGATCCACCTTTTGGTTTTCTTGAACCTTAAATCGTGTTTCAAGTGCTTTACGAGCTAAATCATATTTTTGATTTTGACT